GTTGATATAACAGTTTTTGCTTGGATGGAAGACATTAAGTTAGCCGTCCCAACTAATACTGCTATGACTACTGAGCCTCCTGTTTTCAAAGCAGAGGGCAAATCAAAAGGTAAATCCGTATCGATGGGTATGGGAAACAAGAAGGAGCTGAAAGAGGCTACTGAAGGTAAGACAACTATTAGTGGTGTCGCTTCAGCCTTCGCCAGCAGTTTTGGCGCCTTGTCTCAAGTTCCAGTTATTGGCCCTTTCGCCACAGCTGGTTCAGTTGCAGCTTCTAGCATATCTAGCATAGCTAAGATATTTGGTTTTTCTAAGCCAATGCAGACAGCTGATACTATGAGGTATTTTCCCGAACCCATGCACAACACCGCATCTACTGTGGGTGCTTTCACCGGCTACAAGTTAGCTGTTGATCCAATGAATGAGGTAACCGTCGACCCAAGAGTCGGTAATTTACCTCCTGAGGATGAATTGACAATTCAAAGCATCGCAAGACGAGAGTCTTTTCTCACGTCAGTAGTGTGGACTGATCAAAACCGACCCGTTACAGGGGAGGCTACGTTATTTCGTTGTGCCGTTGCTCCGTGGTTACATAGTGTTGCTGCCAACACTACTACCGATGATATAATTTATCAACCTACCGCTATGGCATTCGCTTGCACACCCTTCCAAGCTTGGAGAGGTACGCTTAAAGTTAGAATGCAATTGGTAGCGTCACAATATCATCGTGGCCGCATTGCAATTTTTTATGAACCCAATATCAGGACTCAAGAGATCTTGACATCTCCTGGCGAACTAGAGTATAGTACTCGCTTTGTTGAGATATTTGATCTTGAAGAGATAGATGGAGCTTGCGTAGAATTTCCATGGGCTAGCCCACGGCCGTTTTGTACGCAAAACGACATCGTTGATCAGTTCAATGATAATAAAGTACCATATTCACCATCAGGTAATGGCCTTACAGGCACTACCATTATGTTAGGCTTAGACGCCAGCTCGTGTAATGGGTATTTTGAGATTCGCGTAGTGAATGAACTTGCTTCTGCGGTCCCGGATCCACCACCAATTGAAATAAATTTATTTGTATCAATGGAGGACCTCGAGGTCGCATATCCAAAGAACATGAACGTTAGCGAATTAGCTAGAACTCCTGGTATAACACCTACTCGTTCAGCCCCTATTTTTAAACAGGAGGGTGACGTAAAGGTAACAGACGGGTTTTCTCAAGATGATCCTTCTACGGATTGTCATTATTTAATGGACCAATCAAATAACTCGGACTTGTATAAAGTGTTTTTTGGAG